CGGCACAGCAGATGGCGTACGGTGCACGGTCAACGAATGGCGCGCTGCCGCCCGTTCCCCTCAACCTGGAAAGGAGGGAGGCGATGACTGACCGCGAATTGCTTGAACTGGCTGCGAAGGCGGCGGGTATGATCCCGCGCGACGAATGGGCCTACGACGAGGAATGGGGGCTGAAGGTATCGGCCGGCCTGCCGCCGTACGAGTGGTGGAATCCACTGGACGATCACGGCGACGCCTTCCGCCTCGCATGCAAGCTTGAGTTGGACATCATGCACCGCGTCGTAGGCGGCAAGCGCGTCGAGGTGTTGGCTGCCGGCGGCCCACTGATTCAGGAATTTTACGAGGGTGAGCCGTACGCTGCGGCCCGTCGAGCAATCGTGCGAGCGGCGGCAGAAATTGGCCGCAAGCGCGCCACCAAGGAGACAGCATGACCGTAGACATCAACAAGCTCAAGGCGCTGGCACTGGCGGCGCGGGACGAGCGCGTATGGCCGTTCAACGAGCTCGCATTCCGGAAAGCGACCGATCCCGCTACTGTGCTTGAACTGATCGCCGAAGTCGAGCGGCTGCGGGCGAAAAATGGCGGCCTGTTGAGCAGGGTGGAAGCCGCTGAAACCCGCATGGATACTGGCTCTGAGGGCGGCCACTTGGTCGCGGCTCCCGCAGCGGGAACGGAGAAGGATGCGGAGCGGCTGCTGACTGCGATTGTGCGAAGCGACGTCGGCATAGCGATCCGCCACAAGCTCGAAGACGGCCAGGGCACCAAGACCGACGATGGCCGCGCATGGCTCGCCGCAATCGAATTTGTCGCAGCCAAGGAGCCGCCATGTGGCTCATGACGATCTGCCGGCTGATGTGGGAGATGTGGACCGCTGAGTGCACGAGGTGCGGCGGAAACCATGCGCTGAGCAAGTGCACCTGGCCGCCCGCGGCGCGGCATGAATCGAAAGTGGAATAGGAGGGGGTATGCAAGATCAAAAAATCCAATCGCGGTATGTCACCTTGCAGGAGTGGGCGGCCATGATGTTCTCGAAGATCCCGCACCGGAACACGCTCCAGAAGTGGGTGCAAGAAGGCCACATCCAGCCGCAGCCCAAGAAGATCGGGCGCGCATATCAGGTAAAGCGAGACGCACGGTACGTGGACTAATATGGGCCGGCAACGACTAGCTAAGAATCGAACGTTCCCGCCGAATCTATACCAGAACACGGCTGGGTATTTCTACTATCGAAACCCGCAGACCAAAGAGCAGAAAGGGCTTGGTCGTGAGAAGTCCTTCGCCTTTCAGGAGGCACGGAAGGCAAATGCTGCTCTTGCGACGAGAGAACCATCGTCCCTTGTCGATTGGGTTCTCGGGCGCAAAGATTACACGTTGGCCGAATGGTTACCGATCTACCGAGAACTTTGGGAGGCAAAAAAAGAGCGAGCAGCGAATACTCGATACAACGTGACGAGCCTGCTTAAGAAACTTGCCGAGTCGGATATTGCGAACATGCGCATGCGCCACATTGAGACAATGCACATTTCCAAGTATCTAGAAGCATTCGAGAAGTCGAATGGAGCAGGCAACGCGCGCAACATGCGGTCACGGCTGCGCGACGTATTCCGATGGGCCGAGACGCAAGGCGTGATAGACGTTGCCAAGAATCCGGTGCCGGCGACGTTCAATGCATCCTACAAGGTGAAGCGCGAACGGTTGAGCCTGGAGCAGTTCTGGGCGATCCATGCGCAGGCAACCACGTGGGCAAAGAACGCGATGATGCTTGCTCTGGTTACCGGCCAGCGCCGCGACGATATCGCCAACATGAAGTTTGCCGACTATAAGGATGGCTTCCTGCACGTGGCCCAGGGAAAGTCGAAGGGGCAAACGCGACTACAGCTTGATGGTGCAATCAAGCTCTCGAAGGTAGGCATGTCTATTGGAGACGTAATTGCTGGATGCCGAGATCTGATCATCAGTCGGTATCTGGTGCACCATACCGAGCGCGTATCGTCGATCAAGCCTGGCGATAAGGTACGGGCAAACGGCTTGTCTGACGCATTCAAGCAGGCGCGCGAGTTGGCGAAAATCAGCGCATCAGAGGGGCGTACACCACCGTCTTTCCACGAGATCCGAAGCCTGTCGGAGCGGCTCTACCGGGAGGAATTTGGGGCAGAGTTTGCCCAAGCAATCCTTGGTCACAAGAGCTCGCAGATGACCGACAAGTACGACGATCTGCGGGGTGGTTGGAAGACTGTCAAGGCAAAGTGATTCTGTAATTTTTTAGACGGATTTCTGTAAAAGATAGCAAATCGCCTTTAGATACAGGTGCCCTTTCAGGTGCGGATATTTACATCTGAAACCTAGTTGCAAAGCCTTGTTCCTATAGGAGAATCAATAACTTAGAATCTCGTTTCCGTCATTGGACATGCATAAAAATGCAGGAAAGAGCCCCTTAGTAAACAATAACTTAGGAGTGCATTTCTGTAGGTTACGCCGCGCCTTTCACCTTCTCCACGGTGCGCAGCGCACCAAGGCCCAGCATGCCCATCAGGATCGTGCTCATCTCCGTGAAGTCGAACACTGGAAGGGTGATCGGATGGCCTGCCCACTGTGACAGGACGAACGCGGCAGGCCCACCGATGAACTTGAAGGCGAACGCGGCGCCGCATATCCAGCCCACAAATGGACGCCAGCCGGACACGAACAACGAAGCATTTGATGCCTCGGCCTTGTTGATGTCGGCCTGTCCGGTAGCCAACTGTACGTTGGCGTTGAGTTGAGCCAGTTCGCCAGACTGAGCGAGCTTCATCACTTCCAGCTTTGCATCTGCGGCCACCTTTGGATCGGGGAATATCCGGTCCAGCAGATTGGCCAGGAGCGGTACAAGTTCAAGCATCAAAATTCCCCTTTACGGATCATGTCGGTTACGCGCTTGGCGCGGTTCGGAACTTGCCGTGCCCAATCGCTATCCAGCGCTTCGTTTGCGGCGTCATCCCAGCGGCCAGTCTTGAGCAGGTCGAGGGTCTTTTTGAACTTCAGGAGCTTGTCGAGACCTAGCTGAAACGCCATGTTGGCGAGCGCGTTCTGTCGCGTGTCGTTCATCGTGCGCCACCATGGCAGCGCCGAATCGAGCTCGTGCTGCACGTTGTCGATGCACCAGTCGAGCAGGGCGTCGATGATCGGATCCGGCAATGCTCGGTCAGAGAGATTGAAGCCGACGCCAATCGTCCAGCGCGGAGGATTGGCATTGTCGAGGTACATGCGCGACTTGCGCCCTTCATCAATGGTCAACTGTGCTGCTAGTTTTGCGCGGTCCATAACTATGCCTTCTCCCCGGTGTCGGTACGGCGCTCACGCCAGGCTTTTTCGAGTCGGATCAGTTGGATCCCCAAAATTACGAGGCCGGTCACAATACCGACCCCAAGTGAAATCAGTGATAGCAGCCCATGAACGATGTCGAACCATACGAGCGTTCCCATCGAGATGTTCCCGGCGGCAACAGCGGCTGCTACGGTTGGATTGCTCGCCGCAGCCTCAATCGCGGATTTGACGTTTTCGGTTTCTTGCATGGTTTTGTCTTTCAATTATTTCGGCTACCCCCGATACAACCAGGATGGCGAACCAGATCACTCCGAACAGGATCAGCATGGCGGTCGGGATAAATAAGGCGCATCAGTTGCGCATACGTCAACGCCACCATGTATACGTTGTAAATGACGGGCGGAGCGTATGCCATGTACAGCAGCCAGCCGGCGGCGTTCCCGACTATCGACGCCAGCAGAAGCCGCTGCGAATCCACGCACAGCCGCCCACTCAGGACGGCAGGCGCGAGGTACAGCAGAAGAAGATCGACGAGCGCGGCGCTTCCGTGGAACAGCAGCATGTCTACCGGATCGTTTGGCAACAGCCTGGTCGCCCAGCCATGGCCGTACGTCGCCAGCAGCATCAACGAAGCAGCTATCCCACGAGCGCGCCACGAGTTCATTTCGTTTTCTTCGTCGGCGTGGTTTTCTTCGGTGCGGCCTTCTGCTCGGCAGGTCGTTGTTTACCGCCGCCGGTGCCGGTTGCCATGGTCAGTTGTTTCATGTGTTTCCTTTCAGGGTTGTGGTGGTTGATGGTTTGCTATTAGCTGGCCTTCGGGTACTTCGCCTTAACAGCGGCGATTTGT